ATTATCAGGCTCTCTATCAGGAAGCTCGGAGAAATACTGCAACTCATTGGCAGAGAATAGCGTTGCCTCTCTCTCTATCGGCTCGTTGAGGTACAATGCTCTCCACGATGCGTCATCCATAATGTCACGCTGTTTGTGCAAGGCTTCCGTGGTGTAGCCGAGGCCGTAGGGGTAATCGAAGTTCGACTCGTCATTCTCGTCCAGAGCCGGGAAACGAATGAACCGCGCAGAAGGATCTCCGTCATAGTCCCGCTCCAGCCGTCCAAGAACATCGTGGACGCTCCAGCGTGTTGCGATGTGTAGTTCCTTACATCGTGTGCCGACTTTACGTTGCCGGAGGTCGGTGTAGTACATCTGCCACAGCTTGTCCAGACGGTCGATAGACATAGCCGTCTCAATTCCGTCCACAAGGTCATCGCAGTACAAGATGTTCATTGCGCGGACTTTACCAGCGTTGCCAGAGCCAATGGACGAAAACTCCAAGGTCTTAAAGCGCATATCGTCCGATTTTTCGTAGCCAATGCCGATCATCATGTCCTTCGCGTTGGTATTGATTACACCGAGGCCGGGAAAGACATCTTGCCACTTGTACTCGCCCATCGGGTCAAGGATGCGGAGCATTTCGCCGTACATACCGCCGAGGAAAGAGTTGTTGTGAGATCCGATCAGGTTTGGCAGGAACGGGTTTCGACCTACCGTCCAAGCGAGGAAGAACTCAGCCAGCGTTGTCTTTCCGATCCCAGGAGGTTGCGAGATTCCAAGCAGTTCGATTTTACCGTCCTCAAGATCTTGTAAGGACTCTGCGCTTGGTAGCAACTGCTTTCTCCTCGGCAGATAGAACTGTTTCTCAGGCGCTCTGTCCTTCTCTATATAAATACAGAAAGAATCGAACAGATGCGGAGCGTCAAACAGATGGGACTTGTAGTAGAGATCAATCATGTTATCGGCATCCACGCCGTCACGCACCATCTTGTTTGCCGCAATTCGCAGTTGCTTGTTCAGTTCGTGTGCGCGCGTGAAGTTATCGTCATCGTAGACGGTAGTCCCGCGATCCCGCCTACCACGCCCTTCGACATGAACCGCTCCGTCCATCTCCAGTTCCCGGCAAAGGTCGAAAGCATCAGCGAGGGCGTAAGGGTCATCCCTTGCTATCAGCTTCTGTATCAGGTTCACATAATCCGTCCTCGTCATCCTCCTCTCCATTTAGAATCTCAGCCACCACATCCTTGTTCACCGCGAGGAAGTCGAGCAAGTCATCGTCTTGCATCGCCCCTATCATGCAAGCGCGGTCATCACGGCTACAATCCCAGTAGCAAGTGTAGGTCTGACCGTTTGCATCACGCATCTCAAGTGCGATAGCCGTGGGATCTATGTCGAACATCTCGCGCATTACATCTTCAACCCAGTGCGCGTAGGGCTTGGTCGTGTAGTCAGCCGTTAGTCATCGCCCCCCCCTTATAGATCCCCTGTCATAATTAAAAACAGAAGCATCATAAAAGCGCCAAAAACAGATCCCATCAGGAACACAGACAGAATGTCTATTACTGTTTCCACTACGCACCTCCTTAATCGACAATCCAGCAGATGAACAACGTGAAGAAGCATCCGATAGCGAAGCCGAGGAATACGGATGCAATGTCAATAGTTATTGCTACCATCACTCGCTCTCCTCTGCCTCAAGGATGGTGGGAGCGTTATTAACTTTTCGGAACAGCAGTTCCGCAATGAAACTGTCCTCTTGCATACAGTTTTCTATCAGCTTATCCCGCTCTATCAAATCCCCATGCGGCGGGACGGGGACGGCTTTGTGTAGTTCTGTTGGATAACTCCCGTATACATAGACTTCGCTTTTTTCGTCAATCCTCAAGAAAATTTCTTTGTCTTCTGGCAGCGCCATTCCTTTAATCAAAATGCTCATAACAGTTCCGTCACCCTTTCCGTAAACTCCTTGTACTCTTCACCAGATAGCACAAGTTCAGCCGTTGAGATACAAAGCTCCGCTTCCAAAACCATTTCTTCCAGGTCAAGCGTTGGCGGTTCTATGTCAAACGCATTTGATGCTATCAGCGGGCACGATTTATCTACTTTGTCAATGCCCTCGCATATTTCTTCATCGTTGTTTGCCGTGCATAACTGCCTTGTAAGAAGATATGTCTCTCTTCTAAAAGGGCACTCTCGGCAAGACTTCGGCATCTCCATGCCCTTGATTAAGATGCTCAATCTTCCCACCTCGCTTTGAAAACCTTTGTATGCTTTTCTGGATTGTCATAAACTAAAATTCTCATGCTTGGGAATCCTAATTCATCAAATAGTTCGCTAAGAAATTCGCTAAAAACAAGTTCCCCTGCCGCATCATTTTCAAAGCGTTCTTCCTTATATTCCAACGCAAACTCATGACTCATGCTCATTCCTCCTTCGGCGGATCTGGTAGCGGCATCCAATGGGTGACGTTACCTTCGTACAGTTCGTCTTTAATCCAGAATTGCCCCTCGGCAAAGTCGCACAGTTCATACCACGACAGTTGGTCATACTCGCCGCCGACTATAAGGCAGATGTACAGGCTTCCACTATTCTGATCCGGCAAGCGCTCCGTCACCGGAATCCACCGTGGCTTGTTGGCAACAGTGGTCTGGAATTTCTTTAACGCTTCGTTCGCCTCTTTCTCCCAGAACGTCTCATACTCTTTTGACCGCTCAAGGTCTTTGCTCAACTGCTCAATGGCATCGGCGGCTTGCGCGATGACGCAATCCTCGTTTTGGCACATCGGCTCTGCTTCGCGGGGGCATCCGTCTGAAAAGTCGGTTCCACGCAAAGCCTTTACCAGTTCGTCATACATCGTTTGCCCTCCTGTTCCATGCTTCAATGGCATATCGTTTGCAATCGTCCCATGCCATGTACGGCACTTGATAAACGGTCTGCGTTTTGCATCCGCAAGACTTGCACATGATAAAAATCGTCTTTTTGTTTGCTTTCTGTGCGGCAGGCCACCAAAGTTGTATCTTTGCTTTGCCCCCGCAAAACGGGCAAGGTTTTAGTTCCATCAGCTTTCCTCCATCCGCGCCCCGCAGTTGGGGCAGAAGTTGAACATCGGAATCCCCATAATTGTCGGCATATCTACTGTCTCCTCGCAAGCGGTGCAGTAGTAATAACTTCTGCCATAGGTCAAATCTATTGGTTTCCACTTCCACCGCACCACAGGCCGCACATTTGCGGCGGGGATGGCGGCGAATTCTTTCAGAACACCGTGGAGCAGGCATTGATTGCAGTCAGCGTAAAAGCCGTCAAACTCCTCACACGCTTCTTTGCACTCGCCACACCCTCTGGCGAATAGCGTTGTAATCGCCTCGCGTTCGATGTATTCAGCCATCAGCGCCCCTCCTTAATAGGCCACGGGAAGCCGAAGTCCTTGCGCTTGATCTTGCATCGCGGCTCTCCATCCTTCCACCAGACGATGCCCTCAATGGCGTGTGTGCGAAGGTATTCACGAATTCCATCAAAGTCCCTTGGGCAATCCTTAATCTTGATTCTCCCGTGCCGCTCCAGAAAGTCTGCATCCAGCCCATAAGGATTGCCTTGAAAATGCACCCCTACTGCCTCATACGTTCCCCATGTCTCTGGATCATCCAGCTTCCCTATCCACGGCGTATTCGCCCACGCATGAACAAACCACTTGTCTCCGCTGGACTTCGTATCCACCATCACCCAGTGAGGCCAATGCCCAGTTATTTGGTCGGCGTGTGTGATGCATGGAATCGCCCCCTGCGGGATCTTACGCCCCGGCTTCGCATCAAACCTCTTCCAGAGCCTACCATTAATAATAGCACAGCAAGCCCCATCCACCTTCTCCGTGGCCTCGCCCTCGCCCTCCAGCACCCATCCGAGGCCGGAGCGCACTATAGGTTTTACCGCGATGACCCCTCCGTCATCCCCATACTCTCTCTCAAACAAGGTCGGGATCTTCTTCATCCCTCAACCCCCTTTCTCGCTTCCCCTACATTATCTCATACCCGTCCCTTTCCTTCATTAGCCCAACCTACACAATTTTTTTCTCTTCTCGTTCACAATCCGTTCATAAACGGCAAAAGTCTCCGAGCCTTTTGCCAGTCTTTTGCCACCCTTTTGCCACTACTTTTGCCGTTTTATTATTCTTATTTTTCTTTCTTTTTTCTTATTTTCTTATAGTTTATATACTTATTAGTTCATAAAATACTAAGTGGCAAAAGACTATGTATATAAAAACTTTCTACAGAAAAATCGTCTCAGGAAAGTTTATAGGAAAACCTTTTGCCATTGCCACCCCAAAAACCCGCAAACCGTTGGTACGACTGGGTTTGAGGTGGCAAAAGTATCGGCAAAAGTCTATTGCCATCTTTGCCCCTTCGCAGTAGGCTGCTGTGAGGGGGCTTTTTTCAATTTTCGGATACTTTTGGGGGTAACCCCCGTCCCTGGATGCTGCCATAAATACCCCTCGGGTGGGTAGGAATTAGCACTCGGATGCATAACCGATGCATAATTCACGCTATTCAATGCATATATTCAATATTAAGTTCGCATTTGTAGCAATAACGCGATATTTTAGCGTATGAAATGCATAAAGGAATGAATATTGCCAGACCAGGCCAAGGACACTTTAGCGTACTAAAGCGAATAGTTTTTCGTTAATAGTCGGTCGCCTGGGGTTACCTTGTCTCCCATACCAGTTCATCTAATCCGCCAGATTAGATATAGTTACAATATAGTTACAATATCATTATGCTGTGCTATTGGTAGATCGTGCTATCCCATGCCAATAAAGCTAAACGCTGTTAAAACGCATATAAACGCCGTATAAGCAACGATAGCATAAACCATGTAAACATACCACCTGACAGTTAAAACGCCGTATAACGCAAAATAAAGGCTGTGAGAGGAAAGCCGGGGGAATCGGTACGGCCTGGACACGGGGAAAAGGCAAGGCCGGAAACGGGGAAAACAGGCCACACGTTAAACGTATACAAAATGCACAAAAACATACGTTAAACATTGTGCAATATTACGTCTTGTAAATACGTTAAGCGTATGGTATCTTATAATCACAAAAGGAAAGCAACAAACCGAACGCACGACGGCGGACAGCGAATCCGCCCGGCACCTTGACAACAAAGCAGCGCGTACACGCTGGAAAGTGTACGATCACGGGAACGTGCTGAACCGTTCAGCATAGCCGCCGCAAGGCCGCGAAAATGAGAGAATGCCAACGCAAGGCCGGGAACGTGATAATGTGATATTTCCCTTTTCCCTTTTCAGCAAGCGCGGAAACGGTGTAAAAGCCGTTTCCCGTTTGTTTGATTGCCTGGTACATATCAGACAATGAAACAAGCGTTAAACGCTTGAATAACTAATTGAAAAGGGGAAAAAGAAAATGAAAGCCAATTACAAACAGTTTGAGATCAATACATTTTACCGTGGTGACAAGTGCTGGAGTTGTGACAATCACAACTATAACAATCATATCGTCACGGTGAAGAACACGGAAAACGGCAAGGCCACGCGCTTTGAATTTTGGTGCTCTATCATGCAGCCGGAATTTGAAAGTGAATATGATGTACTTAACGCTTTCTATTGCTTTGTTTCAGACGCGCTTTCCGGCCTGTATAGCTTTGATGAGTTTTGCGGGGAGTTTGGTTATGATACCGATTCACGCAAGGCCGAAAAGGTTTACAAAGCTTGTAAACGTGCTTATGTAAAGTTTGAGCGCGTCAGCGGTTTTTCCGATGACGAAATGTACGATTTCATCAATGAGCTTTCCGAAATCGCCGCTTGATTGTATCAGCTTATGCCGCCAATTAAAACAGATTGACGGCATACACGGGTACAATCCCGAAAATTTGAAAAGGAAAAGGAAGATAAAACAATGAATAACACGCGCATTCTATACGGGAACACGCTGCTTTATAAAGG